TGTCTCGCCAGAATCAGGGTCATTATCTGACGGAGCAATAACAGTAGCTAATCTATTATCGCGTTGGTATCCTCCTATCATGTTGATGATACGAAGAATCTTGTTAAACATTAAAATTTTCTGATTGCGATAATTGATGTTGTAGAATGTATTCCAATAGTCTTGCTGACCAGTGGCCATCTTTGTATCTAAATCAGCCTCATACCACCACTGTTGCCATAAAGACTGACTCTCTTTCCAAAAATCATCCAATTCACGAGCAATAGGGTTTGAAGTAGGCCACGTCATCGCATTCCTCAGTTATCATAAATATTTTAACTTTATGACTAACAGAAGTCTGCTTACTCGTCTATAAGAACTTCTCTTTTCCACGTATTATATTTGTATGTGGCCCTAGCTTCTCTATGCCAAGGATGATGCATTTTTTGAGTATTCTTTTTATCATTTGCATCACGGCTTAACCAGTTATCATTAGATTTTTTTATTCTGGCAAGCCGTTCATCCATAGATTTGTTACGAATAACCATATTTTAATACTCATGTGCTTTGCTAGATCTTTTCTTCATGTCTTTGGCCGCCGAAAGAGCCTCTTTCTTTTCTACCATATCATGCTTTGCTTTGGTCTTATTATGTTTCTTCTTGTCGTGTTTGATTTCCTTCTCGTAATGCTTTGCATCTTTTGATAACGCTTTTGCTGCTTTCTTCATGATTTTTTTGTGCATATTCCTCTTTCTTTTTTTTGTGATATGGTTGTAATAAAAAATTAGCTATTGCTCTACACAATTCATTGTGTCTCCATTGATACTGATCTGGGGTTGCATAGGACATTAATTGGGATCTGTCTAAGTAAGAGGATAACTCCTCGAAGTCTTCTTCGGTATAATTAAATTCTTTATTCATATTTCCTCTATATCGTTACTAAATAAACCATATCTCTCAATATTCTTCTTAGAATCTTCTGCTTTTGGAATTGATTACATTTACCGAATGCTATCCCTAAGTCACCCTTAATATATCTATGAACTTTTTCATCTGATACGCAAGATCTACATTCGGTGAATGTATCATCAATAAAATTGAAAGTCTCCTTATCGCACTCTAAACACTTCTTCTTGTTCTTCAATTGTGGTTTTACATCATCTGACATATTAATATCCTAAATTTCTTACTCTCATTTCTGTAATCTTCTCAGCACTCAACTTATTATCTGATGTGCCTAACTTCACACCTAAAGCTAGCATTCTAAACGCATCTGCTCCATGTGAGTATTGGTCATGTAAAGGCTTATCTTGATAAACTTTAAGATTCTCATCCCACTTCTTTCGATAGAGATCTAAGCATTTAATCCCTTGAGTACAATTCTTCTCATCGAAATAACAATGTGCTAATAGAGAGCGAACACATTGTATGCCATCATCTACAGGCGTTAATGGTATCACGCTCATTTCATATCCCATTTCACGTGCTATCTCTAGCCTTTCGTTTCCAGTGCTATATTCTCTATTCTTCATATCATGCGGCACAAAGTGTTTACCCCATATGATCTTATGCTTCTCCTTCCATTGATTTAGGAAATGTAAGTTATGAGGCAGCCCCCCCCCGCTATTTTCATAATAATGAAGAAGATTTATATTACCACTTTTCAATATCTGGAATACCCAAATAGCATTGCTGTCCCCTATACCGATATCCCAAGCAGTGTGACAAGGGAGATCGTCACTAATATTAAGACGAGTAATGCGATTCTCTTCTCTTGCTCGCTGTATTTGTTTACCATAATAGGAACCTTCCGCACCCCGCGTAAAAGAACAATAATATTCTTGTTGAATGAAATCCTCTGGGATCTGTTCAGCCCTTTTGCTTTCGATAAACGAAGGTGGGAAAACAGATGTGTCATCAATAGTAAGCAATGAAGCATGATATTCAGCAGGATTATTTTTAGCATGATTATAAAGATGGTAAAAATGATTTTGTCCATTGGGGGTACTTGCAAAGATTACAGTGCCATTGTTTTGAGTTACCCTTGGCTCTACTGTATACCAGCTTTCAGGGTCCATAAATGCATATTCTGAGAGAATAACGAAATTGGGATTCATGCCCCGAGCTCTATTAGCATTCTTCCCATCTAAGCCCATCACACAATATATAGAGCCGTTTACAAATTCTATCATCATCTCGCTTGAATTCTTGCTCTTGATAAGCGATTCAGGGATATGATCAAGATAAGCAACAACATCACCATCATGAGTAGAATGGTTACTTTTCCATATAGCTTTTTTGCCTTGAGAATAGTTTGGGAAGCAATGTAGATACACGCCTCTTTTCTTGATAGCACAACAAATAAGATAATTGAGAGCAAGAAGATCTTTGCCTGCTCCTCTATGTAAACACCAAACATGCTTCTTAATTCCTTTATCGAGTGCTTGCAGCAAAGGAAGCTGATACGATCTTGGTTCAAAAAGATGCGGTATCCGAATAACTGTTTCAGCTTGCATTTTTGAAGTCTACGATTTGAACTTTAAGATTGGAATTAACTAACGCTTCTTGAGTTTTGATATCTTGCTCATGACGTTTTAGTTCAGGATCATAGATGGCAGCATAACGCATGAAAGGGGCGGGATGCCCTTTTCCTTTCACTAATAATTCTTCTCTGCGAGCCCCTATCATTATCTTTGCGTATTTAAAAGCTTGCCCAAACTCCACAGATTCATTTGCGTAGTCATTGAGTCGAGATTGGCAGTCATATCCTCTCACGGCTGCGAACTTTCTTAGAACTAAAGAATCGGGTTTATCTGCCCATTCTTTGAAAGCTTTAGCTTCTTCTACTAGATCAAATTTCCGTGGTCTTCCCCCATTATTCCCAATTGCGTTTTTATTTCCTTTTTGTCCAGGCATATATCCTTTTAAAATGGCTTACGAATTTTTTAAGCTCGTAAGCCACCCCTATGACTATTGCGTCTCATGATTCCAAAACAACTTGGAATCGAGATAACACTTAAAATTTGGTACAGAATATGTCAAGTGCTTTTTTTTCTTGTGTTAAAAAATGAGGATATTTACAATGCCTTTGCACCGGAGGAAAATATTATGAGAGAAGTACAACTTGATATGTTAAAAAGTGTTGACGAGTGTGAGATGGATGCGGTAAAGGACACATTGGATAAAGTTAGGAAAAGTACTTATGCCCGTATGAACGGTATTACTGCGGAAGTCGTGGAGTTAAAGATTAAATTAGCAATACTAGAGAGGTATATATGCAAGCAGGGGAAATTATCTTAGGGACTAAAAATTATAGTCTATTTAAGAAATCTATAGGAAATAGGCCTATACAATCACGTCATTTGAATAAACTTAAGCAGGCTATCCAAAGAGACAATCAATTGAAGTTGCATCCTATAATTGTCAATAAAGACTATTATGTTATCGATGGGCAGCATCGTATTGAAGCGGCGAAGCAGTTAAATTGTGAAGTGTTTTACGTAAAATCCATGGATGTTAAAGAAGGTCATATTATTGAATGCAATGTAAATCAAAGATGTTGGGAGATTGAAAACTATATAGATTATTATGCAACGAAGGAAAAGAATCCCGATTATATCATGCTTAAAGACGCCTTAAAGAGTTCGGCACTGAAGCCAAAGGCTTTACTGAGTTTGTTATTTGGTAATATGAATGCCAAGATGATGGACGGATTGAAAAAGGGAGAATATCAAAGCTTAAAAGATACCGAAATGAGCGAAATCATGACTCTTTATAATGACTTCATGAGTTATTGCAAAGATAAGAGAATAAAACCATTTAGCATGTTCACCAATTATAAGTTCACTCAAGCTTTTAGATGGCTGCATAAGACGACCGGTTTCGATGCGCCGACATTTTTTAAGAAGTTAGATTTAAAGTGGTTTGATATGAAGCCCAAAAGTTCTGCTCAAGATTGGTATGAAATCTTGATTGACATATATAATTTTAGAAGCCATACGAAGATTGAAAAAGAGTTTGGAGAAGCTGTTAAATGAAGATCTCTATTCGCACGGCATATTCTTTTGCTATTTCCTGAGCATAGTCCCATGTGATGCGAGAGTCATCATCTGCTCTTCCGGGAAGGAGACCAGGAATGAGTTGATCGGCTACCGCATCACGGACCCATTTCATTGACATTGGCAAGTTATCACTATCCAACTTCTTTTTCCCTATGCGTGTTAGAACAATATGGCAAGGAAGCGGCATTTTGATATTTTGTCTTTTAAATATTACCCATATCCATTTTTTTTGTAAATCGTGTCTTTTCTTTTTTTTTGTCCAATGCTCTGAACAGTTACTCTCGCTGACTGTGTAAACTGGAACTATTTCATCAAATATTTTATTTAGAATGGCACTTCCTCATTGTCGTCGAATGATTTATTTGATTGAATGGTAAGCAATTCAGGGTTTTTTTCAAAGAAAAGATCTAAAGCTTTCATAACTTTATCTTGAAAAGCTTCAGAGATCGACTGATCTTCAAAATATAAGTATTTAAAATATTTTGTTTTCCCGTCTTTTTCGTACTTTTTGGAAGGAAAGTTAATCCAACGTTGATTTGTAATATCATTTTTGAAATAGGAAATTTCGTTAATGAGTAAATTACCCCATTTTGGTATTTTGAGAGTAAATGTACCCTGTAGAAGTTTATGGTTAATTGGTTTGTAATGAGTTATTTCCATATAAATCCTTTAAATAATTTTATTGGTTTTCCTGAGAATAGATGATAGTCTCAAGATCTAAGTAATTTGCATATGTAAGAGGCAATCGACTTGCCTGAAAAAGTATTTCGTCCCGCATGGCTTTTACATCCTCTGGCTCAATTTTGAGCTGAAGGATTAAATCTTCTTTTGGCAATTTCGTGCTAAGGGCAATGACTTTCTCCGCCAATTTAAAAAATATTTGATTCTCCCAAAAGCCTATAATGTCGAACTGTTCTTGCAACACACCAAAAACCTCATTAGATTAGATTGGTTGATCTTTTTTTGCTCACGGCTATCTTGAGTCGGTTTAATGTTTTTAAAGCAACCAATTGCATTTAAACCACCTCCATATCGATTTTTAGAACGCTACCATTCTTCGATCTGCACCGTCCCATCTTTTTACAACTCCCGAACTTATTCGGCTTAAGATTGCACTTCCAAAAATTTGTCTTATCTCTGCTCCTGTTTTGTTTGTGGTGATAATTGTACCTGCTTTATCCCTTAAGCGCCAGCGGTAATCGATCACGGCATATAGAAAATCTAAAAAAGCCTCTGTCGGTGTTCTTGTGCCTAAATCGTCTATGATCAAAAGCTTTGTTTCTTTATATTTTTCCATCATCCATCGCATTTCTACGCCTTGACTTTCTAGCCATTCTGCATTCAAGTCGGCTTGTGTTTTAAAAATAGCTAAATCATCGTCTCTAGCTGGAAGAATGAAATGCGTATTGCAATAGTAAATTGCTTCCGCGGCATAAGATTTTCCTGTGCCGTTGGCACCTGCTAGCAAAAGAAAGCCAAAAGGCTGCATGGCATAGTTTCTCAAGAGCTCAATATCTTCTGGTGTTTGATCAATTTTGTCTATGGAAGCTATGATGTTCATCAAAATAACTCCTCAGCACGGCTTTTGATAGGATTGCCTTGCATGTCTTTGGTGCTGCGATCAATTGGCACGATTTTGCTGCTGCGGAAGACTTGCTTTTTGCTTATTATTGCATCTATCACCCAGTTGAGGATAGCGTGATAGTCTGATTTGTAGCGTTTGCCATTACTAGCTTTGTAGTTATTCAAAAAGTCTAAAATTTCATTGGTTACAGGTTCACCATGAGAACCTACAAGCTTTTGATGCTCTTCTTCCGTGAGATGAACGAAATCACGATATTGCTTTTTTTGAGATAAAGAAGAAGAATTTTTCACAAAAACAGGCGAGCGAAGCGAGTCAGCGCGTTCTCGCGCGTTTATGTGTTTAAGAGTATTCTTTTTATATCTATCATTAGAACAAGACTTAACACTACTTAAAGTCTTTACTTCTTCTTTTATGTCCCGAGTTTGTCCCACTTTTGTCCCGTTTTCTGTCCCCCATAATTCCACAATATCCTTTCTAGTTATAGTGATAACGGTTTTTTTTTGTCCCACTTCATGTCCCGAAAAATCGAGTAAATTAAATTTTACTAATGCGCGCTCTATAAGCCTCTTGTTTATGTCTGGTTCATCACAAAGTTTAACGAGTAAACGCAAAGTCGTAAGAAGTTGCCCGGGCTTCAAGTCAATGATTTTTCCATGATCATTAACTTTAGTAGGTTTCCACACGGCGTGTTCTAAAATCGTGAGAAAAATATGACGATAAGTATAAGGTAGACTTTTCCAAAGAGGGTCTTGAAGTAAGCTACGAGGCAATTTTATAAAACCGGAAGACATAAGCTAAATCTCCTATTGCATTAAAATATAGGAGACCGCTAGAATAGGATTTAAGCAAATGTGTCCTATTCTAGTAGTCTCTGCGACTCTAGGTCTAACTGAAGAACCCAGTCCACAAAGCTGGGTTTTTCCTTTTAAAAGGCTAATGTTTGAGTTCTTTATAGTCAAGTATTACTCGTGGTTTTGAAAGCACACTAAACAAGTTGTATGGCCGTTATCTTCCATTATTGATATTCCTAAGGGTTTTGCCTTCCACTCCTCTACGTCCGATTCTGTGGTAATCACACACTCTTTCATTTCTAGAAAGTTTACTGCGCCTATAAGAGGATCTTGATTTTTTCTATGTATAAAGCGAATACAATCGCCAGTGGTTAGATAGTGAACACAAATGCTTTCGAAAAGAAAAGCCGGTATCTCTCCCCAAGCCCTTATCTTTTCCATGCAGGTATCACAATATAAAATAGTTTCGTTCATCTAATTCCTCTTCTTGTAAGAATGTAATCTCATACCCATCCCAATTCTCATGAATTCGAACAAATCCAACTTTTTGCAATTTATAAAAATGTTTTAATAAACGTTCTGTTGCCATAGAGCCCTTAGATAAATATGTAATGTTATTTTCATCTTTTTTTCCCCAACAAGTTACATACATTTTTAAAGATTTTGGACAAACTTCTTTGATAACCATTAGATGAAAAATAGGAGGATGATTTTTGTATTTATCCATAAGAGCGTACATATATGCCCTCAATCGAAATTTAAGCAAGCTCTTTTTGGAAAATTTTATATTTTCTATTTCTAGGTTATGCTAGCGTGAAGAATATAGGATAAATATTTTTAAAAAAGGCAAAGTTATGAGAAATGTATGGAAAGAGATAAAGGAGGGAATGGCTAAATATTCAGATATAAGGGCTATATTCGTTATGTTTCTCGTGTCTCTAGCGTGTATGTTTATATGTCTGATTCTGTGCTTTTTTGTTTCTTTTTTATAGAGTTAAAATATAGGTCTTGGCATGTCACTTTTCCGTTTGAGGCTTTTTCTATTTTCATCGCTATGCTTAATTTCATATCCTTATGCCTATAGATGATGTTATCCAAGGTTGAGGGAGATATACCCGCTTTTCTTGCAAAAGCGCTATAAGGGATGAGAGAATCATTAAGATATTCTTTTAAATCCATAGACGAAGTCCTTGTTTTTTTGTGCTGAGTTCTTTTTTTTCTTGTGCTTAAATGTACACCGTGTTATGCTGATGTTATCACGAGCATAATGCACCGTGGAAAAAAAGTCAAGAAAGGAGAAAAAAATGTCAAGTCTTAAAGATCTAACAGAGGCTGGCGAAAAACTTTGTCAAATTCTAGATGACATCTCTAAAGATGAAAAGAAATATAGTCTTGAGTTATGTGTGTACGTAGAACAATGCAACTGGGAAATTGAGAAAAATTTGAGTACCATTAAACTGATAAAAGAAATTTACGGGTGAAAATATGAGCATATATTATTGCGAATACTGTGATCAGCATAGAGACGCTGATATAAATGGATGTGAAGAGCACCCTTATAACGAAAACGAAATATGCGACGCTTGTTTTGCCCAATCTTGTGAAGAAAACGAAGCACGTATCAAAACCATAGAATATATGGAGGAATAATATGAGTTACGATCTTTGGAAAATGGATAACGATTCGATGTACAATGAGAATCCATTGAAACCGGATGACTATGAACATGTAAAAGATTACATGGATGGCATATTAAAAATTCTATACGGAAAAGATCCTATTGATGTTCGGTTGCTAGAAGAATATTTGGGAGAAGTATGCGCAGTTGTCGACATAAGACTACCTAAAAGTGAATTAAAAATACATGGAGGAACATGAAAGAATTCGAGACTTATTTAAGAGTTACCGATGTGCTTTTTCCTTTTTCCGGATTGGGTCAAATTGACTCTTTAATTTTGCAAAGAGCGGCAGAAAGAGGCACAAAGGTGCATGCAATTTGCGATGCTATTATTCAGGGAATTGGATATCCAGAACCTGAAGAATCAATATTAGGATATGTGGAAAGTTATTTATGTTGGAATCAAGATAAAAACTGGTTTCCTAAGCCTGATCGCTTTTTTTGTGATACTCTGGGAATCACTGGCGAATGTGATGCAGTTTATAGAGAAAATGGAAATATGGTATTAGTTGATTTTAAGACTTCTTCCCAAGAAAGCAAGACATGGAAGTTGCAAGGATCTGCTTATGCTTACCTGGCTCGAAAGAATGGCTACACCATCGACAGGATAGAGTTTGTTAAGCTTGAAAAGGGTGGAAAACCTGCTAAAGTTTTTGTATATGAAGAAGATTTTGAAATGTTCCTAAAATGTCTAGAAATTTATAAATACTTTTTTAAAGGAAAGGTGAAACATGGATCAGATGATACAATCTAATGAAACGACACATAGCGAAGGTGTTGGAAAACTTTTTGAGGCTTTATCCAAAGCCCAAGGAGAAATACAATCTGCTTTAAAAGATAAGAAAAATCCATTTTTTAAATCTAGCTATGCAGATTTAAGCAGTGTATGGGATGCTTGCCGTCCAGTTCTTCCTAAATATGGTTTAGCTGTTGTGCAAACAGTAGAAGGAACGAAACAGGAGATGTTTTTAACGACATGGTTGGGCCATTCATCTGGTGAATGGATGAAAAGTAAATTGCCTTTGATCGTGATGAAGCAAGATCCTCAATCACTAGGATCTGCAATCACCTACGCACGTCGTTACGCTTTGTCTGCTATGGTTGGTGTATGTGCAGACGAAGACGATGATGGAGAGAAGGCAATGGGGCGTAAAAGTGAAAAAGTAACACATATCGAAAGACAAGATGATTTCGAAAAGAGATTATCTGAATTTGCCTCAGGCTTTGAAGAAAAAGACCAGTCGATGATAATCACCTACATGAAAAAATATTGCGCGCATCATAAAAAGAATTCCTTAGAAGCTATGCAAGATTATGAAAATCATGATATCTTCATGAAAGATTTTAAAAAATGGAAATCTCAAGTCTCTAAGGAAGCTGCTTCTTAGAGAAATACTAATAGGTAGCCTTAACATTGAAAGGGACTGTAAGGCTATCGTCTTTTGTTTGATCTTGTGGGAATACTCCACCATCACAACCTTGAATCCCTTTGATATATTTTTCCTTGATCATTTTTCTTTCTTCAACTTCTAAAGCAGCTCTGCTTTTTTCAAACGGAGTCATCTCCATCGGATTATTTCCGAATTGAAATTTCTCATGACGACCTTTCATTGGAGGGTCGCTTTTTGGACGCAATTTAGGTAAAATATCCACACCATCAGCTGGAATAGAAACTTTTTGATTTCTTGTCATATTCACACCTCGTTATTTTTTATGCATTTTTTTTAAGGTTTCGGCCAAGCGAGCTCTGCGTGCTGTAGTTTTATTCTTACTATGCTCAGCTTTCTTGAGCATAGATTCAGGAATTTTTTCACCTTTTTTAGCATGCAAGGTCTTCCGAAGAGCTCCTTTTTTCATATGAATGTCTTGTATCCATTTCTCAGTCATACTCACTGGTCCTTATGTTGAATTAAAATTTCTATGACTGAATCTATAGCAGCATTTTTGGCATTCTTATCGTTAAGATAATTTTGATTGAATAGAGATACAATGCTGTCAATATGAGTAGCAACTTCTCCCAATTTACCTGCCGAAACTTCTTTTTTAAAAAATGAAAAAAGTGCATTCCACATATTATTTACCTCTCTTTTTTATATGAGCTCCCGCTTTTCTAGCCACGTTCAGAGCTATTGCTACAGCCTGTTTTTGGGGTTTTCCTGCTTCCATTTCTGTACGTATGTTAGAACTAATGTTTTTTTTTGATTTACCTTTTTTTAAGGGCATGATATTTTCCTATGTTAATGCTTATCTACCAAAAACCTAGCAAAAGAAACATTTAAACGTAAGGAAAAATATTAGTATGGTGAAGATGATCGCGATCCTTTTTGTTTTATTACTCACGCATGTTCATGGATACGAATATTCTAATTGTGTATGTGAACATAAATATATTTATGAAGATGAATCTTATGGTTTATTGAGCATGAAATTTTTAACTTATCCTACCGGCATTATAGCATTTCTGATTCAAGACAAGATAACCAAACAATGTAAAGGATATTACGTCACATATTTAGAAAACTATAAAAATTCTTTATTTCTTAAAGAGGTTGTTTCAAGAGATCCTATGTCTCAAGAAGATTTAGAAGAAATTTTTCCAGAATTTATTTAACTTTTATCCCACCCTAGTGGCTGAGATCCTTCCTACGGCTACAGCCGTACTAACGGTAAAAGTACATGTTGCTACTAAATAAAATGTTTCTCCAGTTGTAACTACTCTATAACTCGGAACTGTTAGAGTAGGTTGATAACCAGTGCCAAGAGAAGCACCTGTTTGTAAGTTTAATGAACTATCACTATCTCCAAAATTATTTTGAGAGGTATTATTGGTGGGGGAAAGAGATAATTGAAACAAGGTCGGAATAGTTGTTGCTCCCAGGGTAAATGATAACAATCCTGAAATATCCCACACGCCGGCTGTTAAGACAATACTTGCAACGGTTTTTGCTGTGCCGGTCACAAGAGAGACTGGAGAGCTAACATATGATCTTATCTGTTCACCTAAAAATCCAGCAGACGGAGCTGTATTTCTAGAACCTATTAGTGTACCTGAAACGGTTTGCGTAGTGGTGTTTATTGTAGAAGACGAATTGGTAAAAGAAATGCCTTGATACTCAATTGTTCCAGCACCAGTAATTGCATTTGTATTAGATGAATTTATTACACTATTTGTTAAGAAAAGAGTTGTTCCAGCTCCTATGGAAATTCCGGAAGCTGTACCGGTCGTAAAATAACACTGTATGGCTGTAGAACTTCCTGTTCCAGCAAGAGTCAAGGCGGTTGCATTTTGTGATCCAGATTGTATTGTGGCATTGTTTGCGCCAATTGCGCCTGTTGAAGAGGTTGATAATGGAGAGAATATATTGGTGAAGCCAATATTTATACCAGTGGCAGAAGTTGTGCTAGCTGTGGTTGAAGCACCTGTATTTTGAAAAAAACAATAATATATATTCATTGTGCCGGCTGAAGATGCTGAGAAATATCCAATACCTGTTGTTCCTAAGTTTCCCTGACAGTTGTATATATTTATCTGCGAGCTAGAGCTTGAGGAACTATAAGATATACCCGTATTATTTGTACAATTTAGGTAACAATTTATTAAATTGACAATGCTCGCTGCTGAACCAGAAACTGTTAAGAAAGCAGCTGAGTTTGTCTGTAGTTCTACACCAGAAAAAGAAACAGTGATTGCACTAGAAATAGTCATATTTCCTTTGATGATCACGTTACCCTGTAGACCATCCCCTGGAAAAGCTACGATATTACATGCAGTTGAAATAGTATCATTTTCGGTGTAAGTCCCTGGACGCATAAAAATGGTTGGAGTAGTATTATTTGTGCCTGCTCCGGCTAACGCTGTTAATGCTGCCCCTAGTGTTGTGAAATCTCCTTGTCCAGTAGCATCAACTATATGAGAGACAGCAGCGCTATAATTTCTATATGCCATTAATATACCTCATATCCTGTACTATTGAATAGTAATTGAACTGCACCATAATTCGATGTAATCTTATAAGTGGTTACTCCGTCTATGACATCTCCACCGCCAACTGTAGTAATGCTTATATTATTAGTTGACGCATCTCCTAACCGATCTTTAACAATCCATGTTTGAAATGAAGGAGGTGAATTGGGAAAAAGTAAACTCACTGTTCCAGCTGATGTGTCACAAGAGATATATTGATCTGTTAATTTTACTGTATATGGAGATGCTGCATGATTGACGTTAGTATAGGCTACTGATCCGCTTGTGCCGCTTAGGGTGAGTGCTCCTCCAAGTGTAACTGTACCACCCCCAGAAATCCCGCCAGTTGTATTTATCGTGATATTATTAGAGGTAATGAAACCAGCAGTTGAAGTAAAATTGGTAGAATTAAATTGAGCTACTCCGAAATCATTTGGAGTAACACTAGCAGAAGCACCAGCCAGTTGTATTTCCAAAGATGCTGTATTTGCTGAAGTGCTTACAACTTCTATGGGGTTTGCTCGTGATCCAGTAGAAAAAGTAGTACCACCCAAAATAGAAATTAAACCGCTTCCATTTGGCACGACAGGATTAGTTCCGCTTCCGGAATCCGCATCTACAGTAACACCACTAATATTAGATCCATTGATTAAGGAAACTGCTCCAGCTGTGACGGTAAATTGTGCAGAATTAAATGATGCTACCCCTACAGTGCTTGTGGTAGCATCTACACCGCTCACAACGACAGCTCCTGTAGTTGGAGATGCCGTAACACCATTTGTGCCAGTAACTGAAACTACAGAGCTTGCAGCAGCGTTTTGCCATGTTGGCAATGCACCTGCGCCATTGCTAGTTAGTAGTTGACCAGAGGTTCCAACACCCACAACATTTTGTAAAGCTCCGGTTGAAGTTGTTCCACCAGTAATTACACTATAAGCTGTAAATGAAGTATCACCGGTTCCGCCTCCTGCTACGACTGCTGTTCCAAATATAGGTTGACTAGCAGATCCTTGAGAAATTAAAGGCACACCTGAAGTTACAGATGGAGCTACTTTATTTATCGTTGTCGTCCCTGCACCGGTTAATACCGAAAAGGCCGTTAATCCCGTTAATTCAACTGTTGCTGTTGAGCCTGATCCAATTGTTGTAACACTGCCTGCTCCAAGAAGATTGATGTTTTCTGGTGATCCAGAAGGTATAACCGTATTGGAGTCACTTGTAGTTAATTGTTGAACTGCTGCACCTGTTCCTCCAAGAAGAGTCACAAAACCATTACCATCGACCGCGAACTGTGTATTGCTGAATGCTGCTAAGCCTACACTATTTATTGCAGTAGATGCTATAGCTGCTGCAACTTGTATATCGAATCTTTCTATATTAGTAGAGGGATTTGTGGTATAAAGAGGTTTTGCGTGTGTTGCATTGGCAACAGTATTGCCAAGGGTTTGAATTGTCCCGCCTGAAGGTGAAACAGGAACGCCGTCATCTCCAGTTAAAGTTTCTGTACCTGAGGCACCTGTATTTGTAATAGTGATGGTGTTTGTGGATGCGTTCCCAACAATAGTTAAACCTGCACCTCCAGATTTGAATTGAATATTTCCAGGAGGATTGGAAATACTAGAAGAAGGAGGTACCACCGTACCTGCATTATCAGATAAAGTTAGCAAAGGTCCTTCAATAGTGCTATTTGCAATTAATACCCAATGGGCAGTCGTGACAGAATTAACACTATTGATATCTGATAAAATCCAAATCTCTTGAGGAGATGTTGAATTGATCCAGATTGATCCTATTGGATAATAACCCTGATTTTCTTTAGGCTTCAAATCCGAAGTAGTGGGGTTCCTTCCTCTAACATATCTAGGTGTATATGAATAGGTTATCCCTGTATATCCTGAAGGGTTTAATGGACTGTCAGAATATGAAGGAAATGACATTAACAAACCCTCACACCAGAGATTCTTCCATATCCACTAATAGTGCCTGAGCTAAAAATTGCTTTTGCAACTAAATAATAAGTGGTATTAGTCGTAACGTTGACTCGATGAGTTGGAATCACGATGGATTCATCTGCTCCATTTTGAGGAAGTGCATTCTCATAAAATAAAGTATCTCCAACCGTTGAACCCGTGAATGAATTATTAGTTGTAGAAATTCCTGCTATGAGACAGGTACCAGTAATATCAGAAGTGGTAAAACTTGCAACTGCTGTCATATCCCAAATACCTGGAGTTAATGTTACACTTGCTAACGTATTTACAGATGATTCTGACAATGCAATGGCAGATCCTTGAGGAGTGAATTGTCTTATTTGTTCACCAAGAGTTCCAGAAACAGGAGGGATTCCTGTATTATTAATCAACAGTACGGCTGTTGGTAAAGTAAGCACTGAACTTTGACTCATTATTCACCTACTGCGATTAAACATTCTACATAGACACCCTTTGATGTTGCTGCGGTAGAAGATCTCACCCAAACTTGTGTCCCTTCAGGTAAAACAAAAGCTGGATCATTCGTTAAATGACTAGAATTTGCCGAGACATCATATACCCTTACTGTGGCCGTAGGAACAAAGATTGCGTCTGCTGTTCCATCAGAAGCCGGAGTTGATCCATTAGTAAAAGTGAAGAACATATCACCAGCCGTAGCATTTACAAAGGAAAAAGCTCTTACTTTATGTGCAAATGCAGTTCCTACAGCTGCATAAGTTGATGATATTGAAGCAAAACCCAACGTTCTGATGACATCAAACCCAGCTATTTTTGAAAAAACCATTTGTCACCTCTTAGTTTACTATCATCCACGAAACTACTGAAACGTCCGTTGTTGCTAATGATGTAGCGGTAGCAGTCACGTTAGCATTGATAACGAAAGATGTGGCTGCTGTAATAGTTCCTACTGTCAATTGTCCCAATGCAGCTGCTCCAGTAGATCCAATGCTTTGTCTTGATAGAAAGATAAGAGAAGAGGCTGTAACTGCTGTAGTTGCAACTGTTGCGGTGCCACCAACTAAAGTCACACTACCAAAGCTATTAGCGCCCGCAGCTGTCGTAGTTCCCACACTTGTCGAAACAATCTTATTTCCAGCAGTTCCGAAAACCAAGTTACCATTTGTTGCGGTAATTGCACCGGTAGTTGCTGTAACGCTTCCAGGAGATGTAAAAGTAGCAGGAACACTTAAAGTAACGGCTCCGGTTGAAGATGATGCTGTAATTTGATTAGCTGTTCCTGCGATAGAGGATACGTCTCCACCACCCGCAATAATTTCAGACCATACGCCAGCTGGTTGAGTTTGAATCCAAACGTTTTGTGAAACTGTATTGACCCACATTGCACCAACAGGATATTTCTTATCGTTAGTAGTTGGATCTCTTTTAGCTTTGATTAATTGCCATCCACCTACAGGCACGATAATATTTATGCCCTCGTAAGCTTGTGGTTCCTTTCCTAGACCTAGTGGGTTTTTGCCGCTCATATATACACCTCATAGTGTTTTTGTCAGTTTGAAATTTCAACTGTATGACTAGCTTTTAAATCATTTTTTTGCACCAAATTTGTCTAGGAAAGATCTATGTGATATGATAAGATTATGCGGAAAACACGAAGGAGATACGAAAATGGATTGGGTTCAAACTTTGTCAATTATAATTACTGTAATAGGATCTGCATACTTCATACACAGGGATATTAGAGAAGATATGAAAACACAAACCGCACGAACTGATCAACTTTATCAAATGTTTATTGATCTTAGGAAAGAAGTAGATCAAAAATTCTATGATCTACTGAGAGAGGGAAGAAAATAATATGGAATGGATTCAAACCATCGTCGGAATCATATCAATTCTGGGGGGTATGTTTGGCCTGATTAAATTTATGTTGAAAGATATCCGTAAAGACATAGAGTTACACGAAAAAAGATTTGAGCTACACGAAAAAAGATTTGATCAACACGAAAAAACGTTTGAAAGTTTTGAAAAAAAATGGGAAGAACTTTCTCGTGAGTCAAAATTAATGAACATGCGTTTGGACGGACTTTATAACATTTTAATTAATAAAGCATATGGTCTGACGGAAAAGGAGGAGAAATAACATGGATTGGTTTAAAAAACACGCGGACACAGTTGTGATTTTAGGATCATTTGCTTTATGTTTTTGGACAGTGAATGAAAAAATAAATTCTCTAGAAAAAGACGTTTTGATCATTAAAACAATACTCGTAACTCAAAAAATATTGCCTAATGAATTATTGGCTAATGAAGGAAAAAAATAACATGGAATTGATTCTTTATGTGTTAGCATTTGTTTTATTAGTTATTATTTTTCCTCCTGATCAATCTCCTGAGCCTTAAGAGCTTTATCCAATGCCTTTAAACTTCTAACTGTATGAGGCACATTTCCTGCTGATGCCGATTTTAAAACATCTTGATAATATTTTCTTAGTGTTGGGCTATTCATAATCTGATGTAAAACTTTTACACCCTGATATCCTACTATGCCAGCTGCTGCCCCAGCACTCGCAGCAGGACTTAGTTTAATTAAACCAAGGGCACCTGCATGCGGAGCAAATGAAAATAAAGACTGTACTGCTTTGCTTTTGGGTGAATATGGAACTTTATCTCTCAAGAAATTTGCGATCAAATTACTTTTCTGCAATGCCGCATAAGATTCATTAGCTGATTTACTATACTTCAAATATTCAGGATTAAGATTTTCTCCATATTGTTCCAATGTTTTAATGACCTGTCCTTTTACCTCATTCAAATTTCTAATAGCTTGTGGTTTCAGTTTTTTTGGAACTTCCAATTGAAAGCCTCCGAGTTCTTCTATAGCTTCATTGATTGAAGGACGAAAAGCAGCTAATCTCTTTGCATCTATTTTTCCATTTTTTATTTCTTTCTTTATTTCTCCAACTTTTTCAAGAGCTTTTTTTGTTGTTGGACGCGACCCTCCCATAGTTAACGATCTTTCTAAATTATTCAAAGATTTTTCTAAATCAGTTGCTTTAATGGAAACACCTTTAGGAATCGATTCCTCTGATTTCTTAAAAAGACTACTTACATATGCTTTTGCACCGCCTTTTCTTCCAGACATTAAATCTAATGCTATCATGGTGCCGATTTTTCCATAAGCTTGAGATTTATCGTCAGCATTGTTATATTTCAATCCTTCTTTAACTAGATTTCCAACAATTGGGATTCCTAAATTTCTAGCAAAGCTATAATGTTTAGCGCCTGGAAGAGCCATTAAGGATATATCCTGAAATAGTTCCCCTGTCCTTTCTTCCATTTCATTTTTAGGTTTCGTATAGCCTTGAGTCAAATTTTCACTGACTTCTCTTAATTTTTGTGACCCAGGAAGATTAGGGTCAAATCCTAAAAGATTTCCTGCAAAATTAATTAAGTCCGAAGGCAATCCGACAACAGCTTCTAGAGATCTAGATGTAAGTTGTGCTTGGCTTCTTTCAATTTCTCTTTGAATGTCATTTTCATCTTCATTTTCTATTAACTTTTGATTAAATTGTCTTTCAGCTACGTCAAAAGGATTGGAAGTAGTTTGATTTGAAGATTTCTTTTGATATAATTGTTGAGCAACATCAAAAGCATTAGAATTCATACCCCTCATTCCTTGCTAATTTTTCAGCTTCTTCTCTATTTCCTTTGGCTTTATTCAAATAATTTAAAGCTATTTCTGGCGTCATTTTTTTTGTGTTATTTTCTTTTTGAATTTTTCTTATGGAATTTCTCAATTCAGTTTGTCTATATTTAACATAGGGAAGCATTTCCTTATACGCTCTTGAGTCTATGTCTCCTTTTACATAGCCATATTTTTTCTTATCTTCTTCAGCCAATTTATCAATTATTTCTATTCTTTTTTTTGCTAAATCTACTTTAAAATTCATTCCTTCAGCTACGGTCAAATTTGCTTCAGCTGATCTTCCTAATTTGGGCAAAGCATCCGCTAGTTGTTGTTCTATCCATTGATTAGGGCGCGCACCAGCTCTGGAAAGATCTGATAGAAAGAAATCCTTGAGTGCTGTTTTTAATTTTGCTCCTTTAGCAGATCTTAAAGGCTCATAGCCGGTTACATCAGCGATATAATCCTGCCATCCAACTTCTGGAGAAGTATTTTTTATATCTTCAATCGCTTGTTCTTGAAGAGGAATATTTTTTCTGGCTTCATTAAGCTCAAGTAAAATTGGCTTAGAAACTTCTGTCTCTTCTTTTCTGGCAAGATCTTCTAATTCCCAAGAGCGCGACTTATCTTTTAATCTGTTTTGAAATTCATTCTCAGCCATTTGCCCAATAATGCCAGAATCCCCAGGTTGTCCAGCAAATGCTCTAGCTTTATTCACTAATTCTTCTGGCCAGGAAGATGGATTCTGCGGATCAATTTGCTGCTGCTGTTGAGGCAAAGCTTGATTTTGTTGCTGATTCTGTTGATTCGATTGCGGTTGATTCGTTCCAAATAATTGACTAAATAACTGCTGTCCTTGTCCTAATTTTTGCTTAGATACATCAATTTTCTGTTGATTTTGTGATTGACTTATAAGATTTTTTGCAAGTTCAGGATGCTCGCGTAGTGCATTATTAAGACCAAATAATTTTTGTTCTTGTGTCAGATTAGGGTTTGTGAAAATTTCTTCAGCATCTTGTAAAGCTTGATTGAATTTAGATTTTTGTTCCTGCTCATTTTTACTTGAAACATGCTGATGGAGTTGTCTTGCCCCATATGATCCTAATGCTTCTCCTAATGCAGCTCCTATGGACGGTCTTGGGGTTGCTACATGTACCATTATATACCTCCTGCCGAAGCTCCAGCAGTCATTCCGGCACCTTGTGCGAATTTTTTAACTGCGCCCTGTACAAGACCTTCTTGGCCAGGTATTTCATAATATTGACCTTGAAGAGCTTTAAGAGCATTTAATAATTCCTGATAAGGCGCTTGAGCATAATTTAACCCTTGGCTTAAACCTTGCATTTGTAGGCCTCCACGCAATGAAGCTAAATCAGTTTGTAAACCTCTTCCTGCTTGTGCTAATGAATTCTGTAGTGCACTAGAACTATAAGCACCTGCTCCTGTTCCTCCATATCCCAATCCTCCTGTAAATCTTTCGGCAATACCAGGTGCAATGTTTTGTTCAAAGTTTTCTACAAAAGGTGCTTCAAAATGTTTAAACCCTTCAGGATCATTAGAATATAAACTTTGTAAAAAATTACTACCTTGTTGATATAAAGGACTATTTCCTACTCCTCCATTTTGTATTAATTGCATTAATTTAGCCAAAGCATCTTTATTAAACGCTTTCATCTTAGTATCATTACCGAAAAGAAATTCACCAAAATTAGCCATAAATTACCTAAGTTTTTAAAAATTCAAATACAAAATATGCTTGCGTCAAAGTATTTGCTCCACCGTCGATCGTTAAATCAGTAACTATCACCACATTAGTAGCAGTCGCATACATCTCTATTTCATCTGTATTTAGTGTAGCAGAAACAAAAGGCAAAGGATAGTATTTTCCCGTAGAAGTTGTAGCTGTTCCGAAAATCCTTGTAGGAATAGTTATTCCGGTGATTCCATGGGGAAAGGAATAGGTTGTTGCAACTAACAAAGGTCCACCATTTAATGCTACAAAATCAAAAACTTTTCTAAATGAATATCTAGGTTGTCTTGGAGATGTTGTACTGGTAGCCTGAGAAACATTAGGATTGAACCATTGCTGAGCTGTCAAAAGTTCAGTAGTCTCATATTGTCCATTTTCTTTTATATTCACTATCGATGAAGTTAAGCGTTCTCTTTTCGAGATTAATTCTCTTGATGTTTTTTCATCGTTAGGAATATCAAATTCAATTGGCAGATAGCTTGATTGTGCATTGGAAGGGCCTAATGTCATCCTCTAATCCTCCCCATTCTCCTTGTCCATACCACTAAACCCTGCATTTCGAATTGAGCAGCACCTTTAACGATATCAGCAACTTGGTTCTCAGATAATGTAAATTCTATTTGATGCATATATCCAGTTGCACCTAGATAAATTCTTGTGTATTTAGAATCTCCCTCTTCTAGATCAGCATTATAGACATATCCTGCCTGAATATATGCGTATCCAGATGTATTTATATTATTTCCTTTAGCATCTGTGATCGTAAAAGTTGTAGTAGAAGATACGACACTGACTAGATAAGTATTATTATTCAATATAGTGCCTACAGATCCTACAATGTCAGAAATTGTAACAAATTCACCTACGACAAGTTCATGATCTGTTTTTGTGGTTATAGTCGTCGTAGCTCCTACTGTAACGGTAGAAATGGCTACAACACCTCTAGAAAACAATTCCACTGTTTTAGTAATGACAGGAGTTTCTTGATCATCGACAAAATGATTTACCGTTATTTCTCCTCCGACTAAAGCAGTGCAATATAAATCTACAAATCCTAAACGACATTTATGCCCACCTTCAATATAAGGATTGAATCTCTTGGTAAATATGCTGAAGTTGAAATTTGTGCCATTATCAGTAGTGGGAGATTGAAAAAATTCGAACATTAGATAGACATTTCCATTTAAATCTCCACCTAAAATATATGGAAAATCTTCATTTTGTCCAGCTCCAAAATTAGCCCAAGTGTCATTTGGAGAATTATAATTGGCCCAAGTATCATCAATAGCATTGAAGACTGACCAAGTAAAATCTCCGGAAGTATTGCGATAAGTTCCAAAGACATTGATGGGCACTGTAGGATTAAAGACGGTCCACGATTTATCTATATAATTATAACCATAAATTTGATTGGAATTTGTCTGTCCAATTGGCAAATAAGTCCAGTAAGCAAAGTTTCTGAAGAAATCTCTTATCCCTTGCACCTTATTAAGACCAGAGATATTCGTGTTTGTGCCTTCGATTGCAAATGAGTCATCTGGAATATCAAGATCTATTCTAGCAACGTCATTAGTATCAGAAGCAATCCATCCAAATCTGGAAAATGTAAGAGCCGCTTCATCAAAGGCAATACTGCTATATGTGGATTCAGAACCATACTGAGTGTTTAATCTTTCCCATATGAAAGGGAGAATTTCATTGCCTGTATATCTTAAACGCCAAGTAGACCTTTGGAAAAACACAATAAGCGTGTCTTTAATAATTTCTGCTGACACAATTCTTTGAGAAGTATCTGCATCAATAAATCCACCTCTTCCAGGTATATCACTTCTCCAAGCATTAACATCTGTTCCAAAAGGAGACGGTTGAGTTATAGGCCCTGTGCCACCTGTTTTATTATAAGTAGGATAATAAGGAGTTCCTAATTGCGACCATCTAGCTCTATTTGAATAAGATGTATTGGTTGTTCCCGTTGCATTTCCTTCTATAGTATTCAAAACAACTAATCTCCCCTTATAGGGCAAAATTATTAACCCTCCATTCAAATAATTTGGAGTTCCATCAACTTGAGGAGTGAATACATTCCAAGAATTTACGCCATTAGACGTTAGAAAAAATAAACCATTTGCTGCCGCTGGAAAAGTAGCAGTTGTATATCCTTTTCCATTTGCTAACCACATGGAACCTGCAAAATTACTACTCCAATAATAATCATTCGTACCATTCCCGAAAGAAAATGCAGTGGCTCCATCACTAACCTGAGTTATATTTGAAAATGTTTGTGATGTATCACTAAAAAGATAAGACTTAGTGAGACTAAATGCTATTAAACTTTCTCCTAACGTAGATGGATTAATCCAATTCTTGATGCCTTGAACTGGCTTATCTGAGGCAGGAAATGAAGCAAGTAATCTAGTACCTTCCCTTTTTCTTACTACACCTCTTCTAGCATATGCATCTTGAAGAATAGGAAATGCAGTGGGACCAGTAATCCAAGGTTTATACCATTTTTTTAGACCGCTATTCTCGAAAGGAGCGATCATTTTAGGTTCATATCCCATTAATAACCTATACACATCCAAAACATATTAGTAATAGAGGCTGAAGCAGTATCTCCTGTATATATAAATTGTGTTTGAGTAAATCTATTTGGAAGATCTTTATTAATCCAGTATCCATGCAAACCACCTGTATCAGTAACAATTGAAAATGTAATAGATAAAGGAGCATTAGGAAATGCAATGGGAAATTGTACTGTTCCTCCTCCTCCCGGACTTTGTACGGTTCCATATTGCAAAATTAGTCCACCTGGTAAAAATGTCCATCCAGCATTTATACTTCCACCGATTGTAGCATGACCACCAAAGTTAGCTCCCGAATTATATGTTGTTAACTGAAATGCTCCTGCACCTGTAACACTACCGAAAAAAACATTACCATTATCTGCATATAAAAGAGCATTCGTACCGTCGCCAATTCCTGCTACAGTAGGAGCAGATCCATGTCTATTATTAAAACAAACTTGTCTATGCCTTCCTTCAAATGTAACAGCATCAGTACCACCTATAGATATTTGATGATCTCCATTATTTGAATTGGATGTTCCTAAAGTATTGGCCAAATAAAGAAAGTTAGCTTCAATATTGGGCTGATCTGTTGCTAAAGTATGACCTGCTTGAGGATTATCAGTGAATGTGTTAGGCATTCTATACTCCTTTTAACTTTCTTCTTGTGGCTTGTTGTGAAGTTAGATCCGTATCTAAGAGATCATTTTTGTATACTTGACCTTTTTTAGTTAACTTTCCTGAAGACGAATGTCCGGTATTTCCTAGAGGAACATTAGTCATTTTTCCTTTTCTTCCGCGTTTATCCATATAATTTTTACCAGACTTAATTTCTGCCATATATTCCTTAGTATATTGGGAAAATAGGGAATGCAGGACCTGAGACATTCTCTGCATAGGGGGTCTGTATCCTATTTTGTGCCAATTGTTTTAATGTTTTTCTCTGTACTAATAGCTTTGCTTTTTCGTAATAAGGCATATACCGTTCATGTTCTTCATGATCTCCATTTTCAATGAAAATCTTTAATGAAGCTCCATAAGCCAATAACTGCCAAAATTCATTAAATTGAGGAAGATCTGTTGGCAGACTTCCTGAATTGCCCGTGAACCCTTGTATTTGGACCGTGGTTGAAGTTGGAGCTGATCCTGGTGTGGTAGCAGGATCTACGTATAAAGACGGCCTCTGAGTGGCATTTGTTGCAGCCGAAAGTACGGTAGTTGGCAAAAGATACGCCATCATCTTAACTGCATATGTATCATTAGGGATCGGCCTCATAAATACTTGCTGTTGCCATACCATAATGTCCCTAGGACGACTTGCAACATAAGGGTGGTAATGACAACTACTGTTGGTTCCGTTAGGAAGTTGATTGGGATTTGCATACGTAATTGTTACACTCCCTGTAAGATAATCTATAGTACCAGTACCACCTTGATTACCTGTCAAGGTCCCAGGATTTACAAAATATTGTTGAACTGGAATATCTAAAGGAATAGGTTGATCACTATCTGTAAATGTTTCCAACGCTCCAGCTGATTGTCCATCTATATTGGGTTGTAATCCTATTACAACTGTTCCCTGTTGCACTGGAGTTTGTGTTAATGTAAATGTATATGTTGCTTTTGATGTGACCGCAGTAAATAAATTTCGATCAATGAAGTTAAGTTCAGGCCAGATACGATAAAAAATATTCGGATCTTGATAGAATGCAAATTGATAGTTATCTACATAGACAGGGTCATAAATTTGAATAACATTTTGGGGAATTGAATAGGTCCCACAGTTTGGAACTGTAGTAAATGTATAGAAATCTCTAAGTCTTAAAGATCTAAGATCCTCCGGCATATCATAAAGATAGTAATCATTGATATAATCATCAATCCCAGCAGGATTGGAGATATTTATCTCTCCATTACTAGAATCTGGCAATTGAGTCGTGTCATATTGCCCTGTTATCTTACGCACTGTGTATCTTAACCTATTCAGATCCCAAGTAGTCATATTACCCCATTGATTCAATCATGAATTTATAACGAGAACGATATTTGTTAGTTTTTAAAGGACTTCCTTTTTCGTCTGTTAGGTATGAATGTTCTTCATATTGACATCTTTCATTGATGAATCGTGCAACTGATAGAGGAATGGTATATGAAATTCCTTCTTCAAAAACCTGGGAAAAATATTGCATTCCTTTATAAAGAATTGCACATATTTTTGCTGGTTGACCTGGACATTCTACATTTAAAAATGTTCCAGTAACTTTTTTATCTTTTTCAGGAGTCATTCCTTCTATGGAATCTTTATTTACTGCTGTTCTATTAATCTTTTTATGAATCAATGGATCTTTTTTTTCTTCTTTAGGTATGATCATCTTTGCCATATTTTTTCCTCCTAAAAAGGGATTTCTGATGTTGAATTGTTATAAGTTTGATCCTTTAAAGTTGAGTCAAACGTATTATTAGTAACTTGCCATGGTAATGCAGTTTGTGAAGTAGGTCCTGAACCTACAGATAAAACTTCTGCTGTAAACTGCGGATTAGATGGCACTGAAAAAGTTGGATATTGTGTGGAATTCACATTGAGATATTGTGGATATTGAGAATATTGCAAACTGAAAGTCGTTGGCGATAACACTGTCACACTATATAAATTATTGTTTAACTGAAACATTCCATAAGTTTTAGGAACGTGAATACGCACGACGCCGCCCGTACTCAAATTATGATCTTGAGAAGTTGTGATCACGCAAGGATTAGCTTGCGTGATCGAACTAATAGCTACTCGTGGAGGCGAGAAAGTCATTAGACGTCTGCCCTCCATGCGGTCCATGAGAACACGTCACTAGCTACAATACCGATAACACCTGAAGTAGCGGTTTGTAGGATGCTAGAGCCGATTGTAAAGCCTTGAAAGGCTGTATTAATCATAGCATCTTGTAACGTATCAGCATTATAGTATCCTAGTGAATCGGGATAAGGTCCGGATCCAATCGGTACGACATACGCTGGTGTATAAGGTACTCCAGTTGCAAGAGGCCATGTAAACGCAGTAAATGCAGTCGAATTAAGACCGTTCTGTACTCCGAATCCACCACCAGTACCCAATGCCGCTCCTCCCAAAGTGATTTGATTTCCACTTACAGAAGAAATTACAGCTGTTGTAAAGTTAGCCTGTGTCATTCCAAAAGCTTTTGGAACATAAAGACGTACTTGTTGACCAGCTGTTAAATTCATTGTTGTACTTGTGGTAATAACAGCCGGATTAGCAGCTGATATATATACAATCTGTGAATTCTGAGGATAATAAAGAGCTGGGGTTGTTACTAACTGTACGTTAAATGTTTGAGATCCGCCAGTAAAGCTAGCTGTATTCAACCAATTACCAGAATTAGCAATGGTAAAGGTGGTGGAACTGGGTACTGTCGCAACAGTAAACAACATTCCGCCCAATTGTTTATCAACTGAAAAACCAGTCATTAAAACAGTAGCACCAACATATAAACTTGCAGTCGAACTGATAGTGAATGTACCAGTAGACTTAGCATATGTTGTTCCAGCTAATTTAGGACCAAGTGCATATTCTGTAGGAGATGCAGCATGGCCATCATAAAGGGAAATCCCATTAGATGTTAATACAGCATTCGATACCGCAGTACCAGCAGCATTGAAATATTGTAACTTTGTATTGGTAGGATTAGTAGCATCCCAATAAATTGTTTGAATAGTTTCAAAACCTGTGGTTGTTACACCATATTCGGTTTCATTAGTCAACCATACTTTGGAAGGCAAGAAACCACAATTGATATTGATCGTAGCTGGTAACGTTGCTGTCTGAGAAGCAACAGTTTGCCCAGTTATCATGAAATTTTCTGCAAAAGGCATAAATTAACCTCCTATGAATGGGTTGCGCGAAGGTTAAATAACCAAGCATCGTTCAGTAAGCGCGGTACCTGAGCGAACTTGTATGCACCTAATTGCAACCTTCTCAGTGGATCGGTGGGTCCGCCTGGTGGTGTATAAATAAACGATGCTGTAGCTGTTGTAAGTTCAACCATCGCATATGCTTCTTGACCAGTTACAAAAATGTTGTAAATGGTATTTCCATTTAAAGAAGCACCTAGAGTTGTAGAGCCTCTTGAGCTATACAAGAATCTAATATTCGATACTGAACCCCATTCAGCATTAAGCACGTTCATGTTTGATGGATACTGAGCTTGTGAAATAAAGCCAGTTACTGCTTCAAGATCATCAAGAACACCTGTATTCATCATGCCCCAGAAGGCTTCCCTTACTGGTGCTGTACCGAATTTCAGCGTACCTTCAATATTGTCACTGATCATCATTGCGTCGTTACCTAGCAATGCCAAGATCGTAGCGTCAATATCTGTACGGCTCAACTCAGTAGGATTATCCCCATTAACCCCACCTGTACAGTTAATAACCGCAGCAGTTGAAGCTAACATGTTTCTAATCAGTTCATCTTCGGTTTCCCTCATGGACTGAGCCAAAAGAGATACTGTTTGATTCAAGACAGGATCTTGGTTGATAAACATAACCTGGTCGGTTATAGTTACATAAGTTCCATACCAGTCTAGTCTCGCGTCAATATCGATCGCATTTAACACTTGACCTGGTGGCGTTAATCCGCTATCAGGTAGTGGTACTGTAGCTGTCTGCAAGTTTGTGTACCTTCTGTATCGGGCGATACGGCCACTATTTGGAGGCAGCTCTTTTTTCATTGCCATTTGCTTGTGAATCAACTTTGGCATTGGACGGCTTAAAAGCACGTTATCAAACCATTGTTGTCTAGCTATTACTTTCGATCGATTCACTGATCTACTGACCCTTTCGGGCGGAAGAACCGCTTCGAGTTCTTCTCTTATGGTTTCCCATAAGTTTAGACTATCACTTCATCCTCTCGGATGTCGGGGGGGTTAGTCGTTGCGCCTGCGAGCCTTCCATTGAGCTTACGCATCATTTGATACGCCTCCTCACGAAAAGCCCTCTCTTCGGCTGGCACACCATCCATACATTTCTTTTGGATAGTAAATCTTTCACAATATTCTCTGAGATGTTTAGCATGAGCTTGTTTTAGAACTAAATATGGCTCTATAAGCTTTATAAACTCTCTCACATCATTCAGTGAAAATATCTGCCATTGCCATAGACCTTTCCTTGTAGGCCTACTTTTTCGAGTCGGCTCATACGTCACAATTCCAATTCCAGTATGTTTTTTTATGAACTCTACTGAAGGTTTTGTGGTCATACTGACTTTCATTCTTGGTGAATATGAAGGAGTTTTCCTTCCTTTTCCGCTTGTTGATCTTGAGATCATAAAAGCACCTTCACCATCAATAATGCCAGCAATATACGCATAAGCTGCTTGGCTCTGGTTATCATACATAATATCTCCTTTGTTGTATTGCTTTCGGTACAACATTGTATCATATTATGCTTAGACTTTCCAAGTAATTACCTCCGATTTAAGGCCGGCACACTCACTTTACCGGCGCGGGCAACGCGTTTGTGGTTGTTATTGTCATTTAATTCTCCATCAAGCGCTCTTAGCAAATTTTTGCGACATCTCCCAAATCTGCCCTTTATCCATTTTAGAAAAATCATCGACTTGAGTTTTGAGTGAACTATTAACAGAGTTAGAGCTAACAGGCCTTGAAGCATTTTTAAGAATTTTTTCGGCTTTTGCACTAACGGGTTGTTTCATATTATTCGCCTCATATTCATCCGAGATTTTTGCTAATTTGTAAGCTATTTCAGCAGGATTTTTCGATGTCTGTATTTTATATGCTAGAGCGGGGTCATTTTTAATCATTGGAATTGCATAGTTTTCAATGATATAGTCAAAGTCTTCATGTTTATCACGCATACGTTGTTCATCATGCACGATTTGCTGCTGTTGAGCATATTCTTGGACTACACGTTTAGCGGTTATTTCTGCTTCTTTCTTAGCTAATTTCTTAGCTAATTCTTTAGCGGTGCTAACCTTTAGGTAGTCCTCAGGATCAAGATCTTTAAATTCATCTTGTTCCTCTTCTTTAGGCTTTTGAGTTTGAGAAACTCTTGCCTCAAGTTCATCTATACGCTGCTTTTGAAGTCTCATAACTTCATTAGCTTGAGCCCAATTGTGATTAATATCCTTTTTGGGTTCTTCAATAGCTGCTTCAACTTGCGCTGTTTCAACTTCCTGACTTTGATCTTGTATTTGCTCTTCTACAATTTCCTTTTCTTCTGTCATAACACCTCTGCACTCGGCGACAATGCTTTTACGCCCAATAATTTTTAAGCCCGAAAACCGGCTCCGTTTTTGCTAAACTAGTAAGCTATTACGCTATCTATGTTGCATGTTTTTTCCAATTCTTTTAAGGATCCTATTACTTCCGGAATAGGTTCCTGAGTACCCCCTACACTCCATACTGGCCATGAGCCAGGCAAACTCCATTCTAACGTTAAAGTTCCATTAGAGTTATCTACGCCAAATAAAAGGCATGACAGCATCATCGGAGGTTTAAGATTAGTTGGAATTAATTTAATCTTGATAATATTAGGTTGTTGTGGAAATGGTTTAGCATGTACAAGGACATAATACTTTTCGGTCTTATCCTTGTATTTATTAACCACGTCCTCTAAATCTCGCATAAGACGTTTTCCCATCTCTGTACGAGTTTCACCAAGTTGCTGACCTGAAGATTGATAAGGGATGTGTATCATGCGATTTTAGTAAACTTACCTCTGTTAAGTTTTTTAGAGTCGCGATGACATATTTCATTCTGATGCTTCATATAAGCATTCCCTCTCTCGTGATCATCGGGATATACACCGCGAGGGGAAAATTCTTCCTCGTCAGATTCATAACCTTTATCCCAATGGTGAGCACCCTCGTGCATTGGAGGACCACGATCAGGATCAGAATGCTTTAAGTTTTTACCTTTAGACATGTCTATACTCCTATAAGTAAGTAAATCATTTACTTTACATATAGAGCATTAACACTAGGGGATGATTTTGACAATGAAATGGTCTAGGAAATTTATAGACAGAAATTTTTACTTTTTAGTAGACCAGAATGTTTTATGAAGAAGATCTGCTAACATTTTCGTGCCATAAGGATTTTGAGTGTTTGATTCACTATTCCAACCACAATTTGGACATACCCAATATTGTTTTTCCCATGGCCAATCTGGGGAATAAAGTTCTAATTCATTTTCACATTTCTTACAATTACAGTCTAAAGTATGTTCATTACATTTCTCGCATTCGCCCGACATATTTTTCCTATATTTCTATGATTTAGTAATGATAGCCATCATAAGGCTGGGATAAAGAATAATTTAATCTGCCGTGTGAAAGTTTCCATGTTCTTTCTCTTGGGCTAGTCGCAGTCTGTGGCTGTACTACTTGCGTTTGCATAGCAGGTAAAGCAACTGCGGTCGTCACTGATATCTGCGGACGTTTTTTAGGAATAGAACAACATAACCACCGAAAAGGCGCACACCAACAACTCGTTGCGTAGCATTCATTTGTCATTCCAGTTCTCCTTGCAAAGTATAAATAGGCGTACTCCACAACCTTTTCAGATCTTTCACCTCCAACTTTGTGTAACAAGCAGAACATATCATTTTACCATGTTCATCTTTTCTGTCTTTATAAAGTCGGCCGCATTCACACATACTAGGCTCTATACCTATAGTTTTGAATATGCTCATAAAATAACTCTCACAGGTTTGTTGACTGGTTCATAGCGTTCGTTTACGTGACTACAATTTACTATGTGATATTTACTTCTAGTTAAGGTGTCATCTTTGAACTCTCCGTATCCTTCATGTATATGACCACACACCCACAATTTGGGCTGGATTCTTCCAATAATTCTTCTAAGAGATTTACTGCCAACACGTTCAGCTTTTCCAGTTATATAATTTTGCACTATATCCAAAACACCGTTAGGAGGACTATGAGTAATCAATATATCTATATCGTCAGGTATCAAGGAAAACTTGACAGCTAATTCTTCTTCCGTATCGCATGTGAAAGCCTTACAACGCGGATTCATTCCCTCAAAAGTCTTTGTCCATGGTGAACCCCAAATTTTTAGTCTATTGAAGTCAGTTCCTGAGTCGCATAGATATTCAAACCATTCATAATTTGGATTTATCGGATCTAAACATTTTTGAGCTTTTTTTCCTACCATTCCATTATCGTGATTTCCAGCTATGACAATTTTCTTCTGATAATGGTTTTGTAAATGCATCCAATCACAGAATTTCTCATATTCCTGAACAGTATCTCTAGCCGTCAAATCCCCAGCCACAATAAGCAGATCTCCGCCTTCGAGTTTTGGATAATGACCGTGAAGGTCTGCGATACAGTCAATTATCATATTTTTTACCACAGTTTTTGCATCTATACTTCAAAATGTAATTATATACTTCCCATATACTAGCACTTGTCGCTAGTGCTATGGCGATCATTTCAGAGTTTAACTGCCAAATTTCTTTACATTCATAACAATAAATTACTAGCTCGCAGGTTCCTTCTTCTTCAAATTCATTCATCTCTAATCACCTTCGGACTACGGTAAGATTTCAGTTTCTTCACTTTAGCTTGTGCCGCTTCTCTATTCTCAGGTTGTATTGGTTGACTGCGATATGGTGCAGCAGGGTCGAATGTAGCTGTTGCTACTGTAGTCACTTTCCCTACTTGTGGCTTTGTGGGCTTGTGACAACAGCCTTTATACATCGTAACAAACGGCCTGCAAATACATGAAGCTAAGCAGTCAACCATCTTCATTTTCCTTTCAGTCCATACTTGGGAGATTAGGAATCTTCATCACACGAGTAACAGAAATAGGAATCGTAACAGCAAACACTTCAAGGCATAGAAAACATCGACTTAGATCATCATAAAATGCTTTAATAGGAAGCATATCTACGTTTATATTTATCACAAATAAATTTTCATCGTCTTTAAATACACAGTCTTCTACTTTAATCCAGTCCATAATTATTTTTCCTTCTCGAAAAGATCTTCATAAAGATTTCTAACGATTTCTTTCATCACCCTTAGAATTCTTTCCTGTGTTTGTTCGCTCATAACATAATCATCACTTTTTGTGTATTCACTAAAATCTTTAATCTCTTTAGGTATTGTATCTGAGGTGAGCGCCACCATATTTGCACATACCAAGCTTGCTGCGTATTTAGTCATAGTATCTAAGTTTTTAATATGTTCTTTTTTTCCTAAATACTCAACCAGACGTGCACTACACCCTAAAATGGTTACTAGAATTCTTAATTTTTCCTTGTCTGTTGGGAAAATTTGGTGCAGGCGTTCTAAAAATTTATCGTGTTTGTGTTGTTCTAACATAATTTTCTTTTAAATTCCTATTTAATCCATTCCATTATTTTTTTCTTCCTTCTTCGATTGCACAAAGACGCCCATGGAAATCCTTCATGTCTTGCCGTATAGCTTCAATTTGAGCATTAACCATTGCCTCTAAATGCCTGTGATCGCTTCTAGATTCTGACCTATTCCAGAGGAACAATGGGATGATTAAAGCAGCATTCCCTGCTAACATTACAAATACTTGAGTCCAGTCCATTATTTTTCTCCGTCTTTAGCTTTTACAATTTTTTCGTACTCAATCATGTCATTTTCATGCATAATGTTCATGATTCCGTTAACTGTTCCGCTATTGTTTTTGCACCATTTTTTTCTATGTAATGCCATCTTATAAAGATCCTGCAAAATAAGCGTCTCATTACTTTCTTTGCCATATGACTTAGAGTGAACCATCTTACTTCCTGAAGGAAACTTGGTTCTTCCTTTCATATGCCAAATATTGGATTTATCAGTCCATATTATAGCCATAAAACCCGCGATAAATCCTTTGGGCTGAGGAACGGGAGAATCTATATCCTTGTCTATGGCTGCAAAATCTATTTCCGCAAATAAAACGCCGCGATAGTTATTTCCGTCATCATCTCTGAATTCAAAAATCACGTTTTCATTAGTCATGCTGATTTCTCCATTTTTCTCCTGTCAGATAAGCCTTAAAAAAATTTAAAAATAGTTGAGTTTCTGTCATTTCTGGGTGTTTAAATCTATATATCTGTTGTGGAATGAAAACAATCCCCAAAAAAATGAGTGAAACACATATGATTAAATTTTTTTTCATTATTTCTTTTCTCATTTATAAAAATCCCACACCCTCAACCTGAGTTTATACGAATTGCCATCGGGTTAACTTATATAATCACCATTAGGTCAGGAATGTTTTTAACGTCAAAACATTTGAAAACGTCAGTGTGTGATAAGTTTTTCAAATTCCTAAAATGTTTCTATATTTCTTTCCAATGAGTTGCATCATATATAGGCTCTAGTGTTTTGGAATTCCACCAGTGGGTGGGCTGTCTACCATAAAATCTTATCCATTCCATGCCATCCAAATAAAAGAAAGCATCAATTTCCTCTTCACGCTCAGTCTTTATTTTGAAACGACCGTCTTTCAGTGGTAACTCTTGTTTAATGCATTTCCATCTCATTTTTATTTCTTTTATCATTCATCGAATCATTCAAAACTTTATTCATATGCAAAGCAATTTCTGGGTTTAAGTTAATATTTTCGTCACATTTTTCTAATAACTTTTCTAATACTTCCGTGTCATTAAGATCTTTTCTAGCTTCTACTATAAATTTCTTTGTATATAAGGAATATGACACTACAATATCTACAATAGCATTTGATTCTACGTCATCATGTAAGTCCTTATTTATTTCCTCTTTGTTCAATTGTTTCTCCTTGTATGACAATTTGTTTTTGCTTTCTCAATTCCTCTAACCGCCTGTATATAGTCGATCGCGACATCCCAAGTTCCATTGCGATCTTCTCTTTGCTTGTCCTTCCTTCGAATAAAAGTTGCTGTAAACGTTCATTAGTGCCTTTGCCTACTCGGATGCCTTTATTCTTATATTTACCCTGTTTTGCAGCTATTTTAATACCTTCCATCTGTCTTTCCCTTATCAAGGCGTGCTCAAACTCTGCAACGGCTCCCAGTATGTTTAAAATGCAATTGGAGAGGGCGTCTTGTTGGCTTGTGAACCTTAAGTTCTCTTTCACAAATTCCACTTGTACGCCTTTTGCAAGAAAAAAGTCCACCAAATCGCGGATATCTTTTACTTTCCTTCCCAAACGATCCATGCTATGGATATAAAGTATGTCATCCTCTCTAACAAATTCTTTTAGTAGTTGGAGTTGAGGACGATCCATAGATCCGCCGGTGGCATAATCTATAAATTTCTTGTGTAAAGTGATATTATCTAGCTGTCTTTCTGGGTTTTGATCTACCGTACTTACACGGATATAACCTATTTTTTTTCCTGTAATCGTCATAAGTTTGTGAATATGGTTAAGTATAAAAAGCATAAACAAAGATATGCAGTTGCGCACCATAAAATATCAGCAGGCATTATTTATTTTTCCCTTCTCCAATTGATTTTGAATGCCCTTCAGTATATAGTTTGTCTTTTATAAAAGAAAGTATATTAAGAGGGTGATTAACAATTTTGACTCCTTTTTTTATCATTAGAGAATAGACTGAACTTAGGATAGCAAATCTATTTCGCAACGTTTTTTGTGAAGGCAGTTTATATATTCCTCCCTTTATTATAGAACCACCCCTTCTTATTTCTTTTTTAGACAACTCATTATACGCACACATTAAATTTTCATATGAAATCGAAAAAAGCGATTGGTCTAAGAGGTTTGCAAAGTAATTTTTAAGATCTTTTATATCTTTTATAGTTTTTTTTCCTAATTTTTGATTCGTTGCTTCTTGGATTTTCATTTCTATTGCTGTGTCTAGGGTAATTAGTTCTTCAAGAGGCGGTTCAAAATTTGTTATTTGCTCTAGTATGTCTTCTTTCCAATATGCAAATATCTCGGCATCTTCTTTGTTAGAAAAAACACGGTGCAATGTAGGATGGCCCTTTTTCCTTATCATAACATAAAACTTTCCTGATCTATTTCTCAACGTAGCCATACTTTTCTCTTAATTTTTCCTTCCACAAAATAAAAGACGCTTCTAAGCAACTCATTTCACTTATGAAATTATGTTTATTTAATTTTTCTTGTTGCCGTTTTGTTGGTTTAATTTTATCGAAATTTGTATTAAAAATGTTTAAATAACCGTTATCGTTTAATACAAATTTTTGATTTAAAATGTTAAATTCTTCTTTTTTTATCTCTATATTTTCTTCATCTATGTGTTCATATTCTTTTGCGAGTGCGAGGATATCGGTATTGTTAGAATATTCTTTTTTAAAATTGGAGGAAATTTCAAGTGTAGATGTCAAGTCGCAAATGTTATGTGCGTTATCTGTTAACTCATAAATATAACAAAATTCTTTTCCGGGAAAATTCCTGAGTCCCCTACCTATCATTTGACAATATAATGACTTACTAAGAGTGGGTCGTGCGATTATTAATGATTCTATGCTAGGTTCGTCGAATCCTTCTGTAAGCAATTGGCAGTTGGAAATAACTTGAATATCTCCTTTTTTAAAATCTTCTAAAATTTTTTCCCTTTCTTTTAACGGCATACTACCCCAAACTGCCGCTGACTTTATCCCACATTTTTTTAGAGAATCAGCAATAGCGACAGCGTGATTAATATTCACGCAAAAAATCAAAGTTTTTTTATCAAAAGCATGTTCTAAAAAACATTTGTGCAGTATCTTGTTTCTAGTCTCGTTGTTTAGTTTAGAGAGTGATTTTGGTAAGAAGTCTCCTTTTCTAACCTCATTAGAAGAAATCTTACATCCTGTTTTTATTTTAAAAGCTTTGGCGTTACAAAGATCTTTTGTTAAGATGAGATCTAGTATGTTTTTTTTATAAGTTAGATGCTCAAAAATTTCAAAAAGAGGTTTTTTATCTAATCTTTCCGGAGTTGCTGTACACCCTAGCAAGTTAAAACTCTTTTGATCTATTGTTTTAAGAAATTTTTTGTATGTGATTGCCTGCGCATGGTGCGCTTCATCTATAACAAGAGTGTCGAAATCAAATTCTTTGATGAATTCTTTTGTTTTATCAAATCGTAAGGCTGCTGCTGTTGTGATAATAATATCTGGTTGATTAAAGAGATGGATCATATTGTAACGATTTCTTATAATTGATTTATCTTTACAAATAATCTTGCCCCAATAAAAAACTTGTTCCTCCAGTTCTTTACTGGGAACCACAATAACAGATTTTTTGCTATAATCCCTAAGATAGTGTAGAAAGATAAAAGTCTTTCCAGATCCTGTAGGAAGTTGTATTAATTGTTTTTTATAAACCGAAAAATGTTTGCATATTTGCTCTATGCATTCTTTTTGAAATTCCTTTAGCTGAATGCTTTTCATTTTTTCTGCCAAACCTTGATAGGACTTGTTTTTGTTTTGTTGCATCAAAGTCTAAGACATCGTGGGATTTTGTGTCAACACTAAAAAAACATACTTCTGTGAGATATACTTTTGATTTTAATTAGGTGTCTCATAGAGAATACCCTTTGGGATGTAGACTATTTTTTATTTGCTTTTAGTAAATCCTTTATAGCTTGAGCTGCTAAATCAGCCACATTATTCCAGTAGCACTCATCTAAGTTATGAAAAATACATTTTGCCATCGTATTTGAAAGAGCATCCATATTTATTAAAAAATGTTCTTCATCAATACAAGATTCTTTAAAAATAGCATCTAAAATATCAACTCGCGGTCTCACTTTATTAATCATTTCTTTTTCTTCCATTTTCATTCCTTATCGTCTAAAATATATTTTATGCACTTTTCTGCTTCTTCTAGGTTGTCGAATGTTTCTAATGAATAAAATCCGTCTTCTCCCAAAAGATCTGCGTATACGGAAAAATGCTTTCCATCCATAGATTTCTCTATATGAAATATTTTTACGAGATCGATGTTAACATATATTTGGGTTCCGCTACATTGATAGAACGGCATATCATTCCACCTCTTCTTCAAACAATCCTTTGGCAATTACAAAAGCTAGTTTTGTTTCATCATCCCATTTTAAAATCTCAGAAATGGTATTACATTCTTCTTTTGTTATTTGGGTGAACGATTCTAAAAAAATATTTACTTTCTCGTCTAGTGTAAGTTTCTGAAATTTTATTTTTTTATCATCCATATTATTCCTTTGGTGGTTCGGGTAAAGGCATCCAATGAGTGACTATAATTTCATCTAATCTATGCGCCCATGTGTGTCGGTATTCCATTATTGCTACAATATAATCATTTCGAATTTGCAAAATATCATTTGGCGAATAGCTTAAAACTCGACGCCCTTCTATTGGCATTTCGTCCTTGACGCTAATCCAATATTCAGCCACCTTTGGAAAATAAATTGAATTGACAATTCTCCCACATTCAATACATTTTGTTTCCAGTTTGCGGCAACCTGTTTTAAGGCAATCTTCCATGAATTAAATTCTACAGAGTTTAGAAAAAAGCACATATCCAACAAATAGGAATCTAACCTATAATATGATATCTGAGCTCACGCGCTTCTGACTAGCGCCCCTTACACACTTGGATATTGAAGAATATGTGCTTTTCTAACTTTATAGAAAGCAATAATTTATGAAAAATGATTTTTAAGATTGAGGCATTTTTGGTCTAGTTTCCTGTTCTGCACGTACTGCAGAGGCACCTACCATTTGAGCTTTTTCTTCTGAATCACCTTCTTCATCACCTTGAAGTTCTTTTTGCTGAAGCTGCATATTCATGATGAATTCAGCTAATTTGATAAGCTTATCATCATCCATGTGGTCTAGCTCTTTGAGTGCTCTAGCATTATCTAAAGCAGCAGCAGCCCGTTGATGTACTGCCTGAGAGGTTTCTTGTTTAGCCAATGCAATTTTCTGTACTGCTGCTGCTTGTCTTTCTCCAGCAAGAGCAAAATCACTTTGTGCTTTAGCTTCAAATGATCTCGTGAGCGTTTCTTGATGCTGCATTTGCTGTTGCATTTGCGCTTGCTGAATCTTATTTTGTTGCTCTTCTTGTTTCTTGATAAATTCTTTGATCTCTTTTTTGCCTTGCAATGTGGATTTTTCTAACAAGTATTCGCGTGGAATAGTGCCTGGTAGCATTTGTTCCATTTGTAGAGCTTGCATAAACTGTAACTGTCTTTGTGAATTTGTAAGCTCAGCTTCTTCCACTCTACAATTATATTTAAACATCGTTGAAGCCATCTTCTGAAGCTGATTCTCAGGCGTTACAATAGATTTCAAAACTTGAGATGGCTCTTTACCTAGTATGTGAGCCATTTTCCCTACGCCAAAATTATTTAAGACAAGATCGCTCATGATCTCACCCACAAACATTTGCAGTTGATTTAAACGATCAAAGATATTTCTTAAACCGACTAAACCAGATCCCTGCTTAAGCTTGAGCAAGATTCCTGTCATCTCTTTAGCACCAAGATTCTGGCCAAATAGCTCTTCAGGACCTACTATTTCCGTAATCTCCTTCTCAATAGTCGCGATAAGTTCTGGCCACCCTTGCGCCACTGGCGGAGCCGGAATAGGTAATACGTCTGTTGCAAGATTAGCATTCTGTTTAAAATAAAGAACTTTACCAGGTCCTTGAAAAAATGCATCTTCAGGATTAACCAGAGCATCTTCCTTAACCATAAGTCCAGATTGGATTTGGGCGTCCATGATATCAAGAAGTCTATTTCTTCTTCGATTGAGTTCAATTTGCGAGTCACGAATATTCCTCACTACACCTTGATAACGATACGCATAGTTTTGCACTTCTGGAAAATGATAGCAAAGAGAAACAGCAAATGGCAATCGATCCAGTCCCCAAGGTCTCTGCTCTTCATAAATCAAATGATTATTCACTAAGCAATGAAGCTTAATGGTCGGGACACTAGCTTCTATCAACTTTACATTCGGATTAAATTTTTCCCTAAATCTTCTAAATTCTTCTTTAGTCCCTAACCACTCAGTTACTTCTCCAGTATTTGTATCCAGGATCTTTTCTGTCTGTCGATAATCTTTTACCCAGTATTCATCATAGGCGTACATCTCTTGCTGATATTGATACCAATTTTGTGCCAAGAATTGAAATTTGCCATCCTTAGCGGCATATCCTTTGCCTAAGTATGGAATATCTTTTTTGATATCGGGAAAGAGAGCAGTTAGTTGCCTAGTCGTAACATATTTCCTTGTCCAAATTCTGTCGCAGTCAGATAGATCAGGTTTAGTCCAATAATTATCCATAAGAAAAGAATTAAAAGGTATTCGATCTGATCTAATCTCTCCATTTTCCGGATCTTCCCGATAATCCATCCACATATGAAGAAGATTGAGCCCACAGATGTTAGAACCATCAAAGCAATCAGAAATTTTCTCATATGTTTGATCTTGTTGCATGACCCAATTTATTATTGTTGTTAATTGATCAGCTGTCTCGCCAGAATCAGGGTCATTATCTGACGGAGCAATAACAGTAGCTAATCTATTATCGCGTTGGTATCCTCCTATCATGTTGATGATACGAAGAATCTTGTTAAACATTAAAATTTTCTGATTG